TACATCCAGTGCCAATTGAAAGCCATTGTCAAGGCTATTGAAGGATTTAATCAGGCTATTGACCTGAAACCCATTGAACATTGCAGGACCCCCCTTATCTATTTCACTAATGACATCAAATACAGAATTGAGTTCTTTATACAACTCAATACTTATGACATCATTCACCCATAAATGGTTGAGAATCAGTGAGCAAGATGCTGGAAGGTCTGCATCATGATGATGGTCAAATAATTTGAAATAGGGATCATGTTTACCTCCTACATCAATTATCCACACATCAAAATTCAAAACGTCGTCTGTAGAAATAGTTCTTGTTCTCTCTACAGGGACTTCTCCAATCGTCTCAAATATCAAGGCTATTGCCATAAGTTCGTCTGCATGAAATAGCCCATCATGCGTAATAATCTTTTTAATCATATTATAATTTGTTTTAATGTGCAGAAAAATGTAGGCACACCACACTATTATGTACATAAAAATGTACACAAAAATGTAATGTGCCTACATAATCAGGACGCTGAGGTTTCAAAAAGCCTCAATTTGTCTTCATTGGAAGACATTTCATCAAGGACTTTTTTTGCACCATTGACATTTCCTCCTGAAAGATGATTCAGAAGGAACATGTTGCAATGCATAAGAACAAGACTCTTCTTTTCCTCGTCCTCAGGAAAAAGAAGGAAATCTTGCAGAGCATTTTTAAGTTCCTCTGCAATGTCTGTGGCTGGCATCATAGCCGCCATCATTACCATGAGTTCTTTCATGATGATGTTTGGTTTATGGTGAAAAATAAATTACAAAAAGAACCTTCTGTTGCCAGGCACATGGTTAAAGCCCCGATGATTCACACCAGTTTAGCGAGCAATCCAGTTGACGATTGCACGAGACATGCTAATGTTCTCTTTGCTCATGTTTTGGAGTTCTTCCAAAGTCATGACATGAACATCACCATACGTGCTGATACTATGGTTAGTGTTGTCGGTGTAAACATCAACAATACCATTATCACCATAATACTCATTACAAAGCTCCTGAACTGTAAACTCATTGGTATGAGTCTCCCAAGACAGACTGCCATAGCACCTCAAACACGTAACATAAATGTTACCGTCAGAATACTGTTGCAGTTGATTTCTAAGAGTGTTTACTCGTTCTAGAGCCAAATTGTACTCATTAATAAGAGTTTCCATAAAATATATTTTAAAGTTTAAATTGGTTACAAAATAGAAAAGCAGCCCCTTCCACGCATTTCTACGCTTCAGAGGCTGCTACAACGTTCACTACTCATTGATTTTTAAATTCTCCCATTATTCCTCCTTTTTCTATCGTTATCATCCATAATGAATCCCACTGCAACGAGTGATGAAAGCCAATACATCACCGAGAGTGACCAAAATATGGGTCCTTCAAATATACTTTTCACGGAGAAAAGGCATCCTGAAAGCAACCATGCTCCCCATATGAGGATGAATGGGACAATGAAAAACATAAAAAACAACATAAAGAATTCGATAATCTGTTTCATAATTTATTGTAATTGAATTGGTTACAAAAGAAAAAGTCAAGCTATACACTTACATTTCTATGAAAAATGTAAGCATATAACTTGACGAAACTCTTAGAACATATAGTCATAAATATCACAGATTAAGGCTGTGACACTTAAAACTATATATCCATCTTGTGTAGCTAATTCCATAGCCCTGTTTTTGCTTCGGGCTATATACATAACTACTACACTAGAACCTGTTGCTGTCTTTACAACAACTTTGAATGTCCTTGTTTGAAGGCTCATATGATGGAAATTTGGTTACAAAATAAAAGAGGGAAGAACATTATTACATGTTCTCCCCTCAAAATTTCCCCTCTGCACTCAGAATGTAATAGCTTCACCTGGACATATGTCCATCTTTTGCAGGTTTTATTATTATCCTCAGACTTTGGTTCAATGACCTTGGCTCCTCTTACTCGATATTTTATTACCGCTATTACATATCTGCTCACCCTTGGGAAGTGAGTTGTGGTGCATTACAGCGAGCATTTTTTAGTTTGTTTCGTTCTCTATGTGTCCTTAATACCAACGAAAACTTTGCATCAGGTTTCAATACATGTTTATTGCCATCGGCCATGTATCGCTAAACTGACATAGATGCTGTGTGCTCCCGACCATCACAACAACTATTTTGGTGCATTAAAAAGATAAGCGAGGTCAGATTTTGCCCACTCGCTTGTTTACATTGCCTGACATTCTCCATATAAATATGGTGGCTATAGTGATATTCTGTTTTTCAACAGAATATAGCAATGAAACTCCCAATAAGCGTATGCATCCACTTATTAGGAAAAAAGAACAAACTCCTTTACCACAAGGTTGGCATATAATAGCCCATCAGTTTGTTCAATGTATGTTTTTTCGATTCAAGAAACATACAAAACTTGGGTTGTAGTTTTACTTCCCACTTAACCAGAGGAGAAGAAGCAGTTTATAGACATGCTTAGGTCTTTTTCTGCGAGGATTATATGCAATCATCGCAGAAAGTTCCCATTCCGTCAACCACATTTTGGTTGACGTGAACGGCAACTCCACAATTCCAGCAAGCACTCATTGCTTGCTTAGAAACAACAGGGTGGACTCCTGTGACATGACCACTGTCATGCCAATTTATCTTGAATGTCCTTCCATCAGTGGTTTGGAAGGTGTCATGGTTAAATCCCCATGACTCGAAGGATGTGCCATTATCGGCACAAAATTTCTTAACGTCAAACATATAGTTTGACAGTTTTTATAGAGGTGTCTCCTCTTTATTTGGTTTGAGCATGGCAAAGCATCTAAACCTATATATTGAACAAATATATAGACCAAACAGGAATATTCCTGTTTTGCACCAAATAAAAAAAGTGAGGTAGTTTATTGTCATACCTCAGGACAGAAGACTATTTTACCTTGTTGGGATATAGCCTTTTTGCTTCATTTTTGAAGCAAGTATAAGCTTTGTAATCCCTTCTGTTGTGTAGAGCGTATGTCTCACCCCAAACATTGTCAGTTGGTCCTAACTTATCTACACGGGTTACCCCATTGTAGGGGCAATAAATTTCCCATTGCGAATCCTCTTTTGCAATTAAAGAAAGGACATAAAATTCAAATTTGTTAAAATTTACCCAATTGGGAACATTCTTTACCATATAACACAGTCTCTAATATTTATACACCTAATGGACCAGAGGTGTTGTGTTTGAGCGTCGTAAAGACCTAAACCTGTATATATAATAATATACAGACCAATAGACATTTGTCTATTTGCACACAAAGGAAAAGAGAGAGCCTCATTATAGGCTCTCTTTATTTATAATGTCTGTTGCCATCCTAATGACATCAACATCTCCTGCCACCTTTTCCTCATCATAATAATAAGGAGCAGATTCTGTATCTGCCGTTGCACCCACAACATCTCCATTTCTGTCTAGGATGACAAGAGAATAGGCATATACATCCTGCCCATCTGATGTCCAAGAAAGCTTGGAAACATTCAAATGAACGTAATATGTGCCTGTTATCTGCACATCTGTAGGCCACGCATTCTCGTAGAAAGTTTCCTCTTCTCCATCATAAACAGATTCTGTTTGAAACTGCCAATAAACAGCCCTATCATCATCCATCTCCATCTCACTTTCTTTAACAATCATCTCTTCCATATTAGGAAGAACAATCTTTAAGAGTTTCATAATAGATTGAGTTTATTTATTAATGAACAATATAAATGCTATATATATGCTCTCAAGGAGCAGAATTGTAAATGTTCTTTGTGTCCCATATATATGAGACTACTTATACATCACCTCTCACATTCCTCTCTAACTCACTCAAAATCAATGAGTTATGATGTATTTTTTCTATTAGCCCACCCTAAGAAGTGTACTTCCCACCCTATATATAATAATGACACACGACAGACCCAATAACTTAGGGTTTCTTGGACTCAGAGAGTATCCTACTGTCTACTTCCAAAGAGTGCAATACCTCTTTGGTATTGATACAGATTGCCTGTATCTCAGTGTGTCAATATTATAAAAGAAAGAGAGCCCTGTGTATCATTTCAAGGGATGCTCTCGTGTGCTAAGTCCAACGTGTCATTTCATTTCACTATTCCCACCCACAAATGACGCATGTCATTCCCACCCATATATATAATGGTGTTATTGACGGAAAGCAAGGCTGCCACTCAATTAAGAGCAGCAACCTTGCAAAAGCGGTCAGATGTTGACCGCAGCGAGAGCCTTCAGGCTCTCTTCTGTGAGCCCAGCAGCCTTTGCTGCTGTGACAAAGGCGGACTCTGCCTCTATCACAAGAAGCCTGTCCGAATTCCAAGCCTCAATAGCAGAGGCTTTTGAAGTGAAGGCTGCCATTATCTCGTCCCTTACGAGTTCCTTTCCTTCTTTATCAGTACGTGTTACCGTACTGACAATAGCAAAGAAACTCTCAGGAAGCTTGTCTCCGAACGTTCCTTTAGCAGCCTTCTCAGGCATTATGAACTGCACGCCATCAGAACTCTTACCTACTAAGCGACCTGCACCTGAATAATACGGATTCAGGATTTGAACTAATTTCTTCATAATTTGCAATTTTATAAATGAATGAATAAAACACGGGGGCTACCTCACCCTCCGCTAACCCGTACGGGAGGTAAAAAAAGGAGTACCCATCTCTCTTGTTGATATGATGGGGGGAGTGTTTTAAATCCCCCCTACCCAGAAAAAAATTTTTTTTTGGTGGTGTTATTAAAGCCCTTAATTTTGGGGGAGGAGGGTGGGAATAGATCCTTCAGAAGGAAATTGTATAAAAATGGTTTGTTATGATGTATGGTTTATTGGTTATAGTGGTTATTGCTCTTGTTCTTGGATGGTGGAAGTCTGAAGAATTTGAAATAGCTTTAGAGATTAATATGTTTACAGGTCCTTCTTTTAAAATTGGAGTGACATCTGAGAGGTATTATACACAAGAGGATGTACAGGATGAAGTGATTATTGGATTGTTTATTGTCAATGTTATATTTACGTTTCATAAACCTCTTGAAGAAATTTGAGCCATAATATAGCATTATAATATATTTAGTTGTTTGCAATACATTGATAAACAGCTAATTTTGCTTTAATTATATATGGAAAAGAAGACAATTGTACAAAGAATGAGGAAGCCCTCTAAGGACATTTATGAATGTGCCCAGAGGTATTACAGTGTTCTTAGTGCAATTAATGGGCTTCATATGACGGAAAGGGAATTGCAGCTTACAGCTTTTACGGCTGTAAAGGGGAACATTTCCTATTCTAATATAAGGAAGGAGTTTTGTGATGTGTACAAGAGCTCTCCTCCTACGATAAATAATATGATTTCCAAGCTGAAGAAGATGGGGGTGTTTGTGAAGGATGGGAATAAGGTGAAGGTCAATCCTGTTATTTGTTTGGATTTCAACAATGATGTGCAGCTGGAAATAAAATTGTCTGTAGATGGATAAGCCAATGAGTATGTCTGTCAAGGATTATTTGATAAGAATCCTTGCTGTGAAGATGATGGTGGATGAAAAAACAGTGGAAGCAGTTGTCAATCATCAGTTTACGTCATGTCTGGAAGCCATGAAGACAAATGATTCTGTTGAGCTTTCAGGCTTTGGAAAGATGTATTTCAATAGGAACAAGGCTAATAAGAAATATGAAAAGGGGTTGTCTAAGAAGGCATTTTTTCAAAAGCAGGTGGATGATGAATCCCTCTCCCCAGCAAAAAGGCTTTCTGCTCTTAATAAGCTGAACAATACAATCTTGGGATTGGAGAATTTAAAACCAAAAGTAGATGAGTTTGTTGCAAATCTATCAGGGATGGAAGAACAAGCTGTTCCCTTCTCCAGAAATGAAGGAGCAAATTGAAACAGTTGCTAATGAAAGGCTTGCTATATGCTCGCAATGCAGCTTTCAATCTGAGGTGAGGAAACGGCTTTCTGATTATAAAACCATTAGGCCAGATGTCCATTGTACAAATTGTGGATGTACGCTTGCTGCTAAAACGAGGTGTCTTTCCTGCAGCTGTCCCATAGGTCTTTGGAAAGAAGTGTTGACAAGCGAACAGGAAGAAGAAATAAAAAACCTGATGGCAAATGAAAATAAAGAAGGTTCCTCTTAAAAGGCTTATAGAAACGCTCATTTCATTATATAATAAAGGAGTGGATTATATTGATATTCATCCAATGGATGATCAGGATGGGGTTCCTTCCATAGGCATTTCCTTTGTAGAGGATTATATGAGCAAGGAAGCAAAGAAGAATTTTGATAACCCTCCGATTAGCGGAAATATTTCAGAAGACGATTTAAACCAATTGATGTGAATTACAAAACTACACAAGACGCATTCATTATTATTGAGAAGCTGGCAGCATTATGTGCTACAGAAGGGGTGGATGAGGACACAAGGAAGGTGGCTAATGTAAGAATGCAGGAATTGCTGGACAGTGTGTTGAAAACAGCTGTTGTGGAATTGAGGAGCTCAGGAGTGGGGATAGTTACAATGAATGATGTATGAGCAGGAAAGCGAACATGTACAATCAGGTGCTGAATGTTCTGAAGGAACTACATAAAACCCATCCCCATTTTAATATGGGAAGACACCTTTCTACAGCATTGGATGGATATGGGGATGTATGGGGAGTGACGGATAAGGAGCTTTTATATGCTCTTGAGAAGTATAAGAATGAATTGGAATTCAACAAGTTGGAGGATATTGAGTTTATTCTTAAGGATGGTGCCGATCTTGATAATATGTTAATGGAAGAAGACAATGGCGAAGACTTCTAAAACTACATATGTTAATGCAGAGCTTGATTGGGCTGAAGAACAACTTCAGTCCTGGAAGGCTTATGTGGATGCCAATCCTCTTCACACTTTGAAGGATAGGATTGAATGGAAGCCCACATCAAAAGGAGGAATGCTTCCTATGGTGATTGCCAGTATTGAGGCACAGGGTAAGTTTATTCAGGAGACAATGAAGAATTATTTGGCTCTTTTGGAAGTGGTTGACAAGCTTAGGAAGATTGAAGAGGCTAAGGTGGAAGTGAGGGGAAAGGTTGAGCTTGGAGGAATGGCTGAGGATTTTCTAAAGAGTAGGAATAAATGATTCATAGTATAGATTATAAAGATTGGCTTATAAATCAAAAGCGTCTCCCTGATAGGGAGTCAGAAGAATATAAACCCTTTTTTGACTTTCATAAGGAGCTATGCTTGGAAGGAGCTATGATGAATGGGGTGTATATCAACCCCTTTTTATATTGGCATTTGAACGTATGGCATACGGAAGTGGATATTATTGATGAGCGTGGGAAGATTTCCCAAAAATATAACAATCCTCTTCTTAGGGACAATGAATGGATAGTGACCAATGAGATAGACAAAGCCCAAAAGGAAAAGAAAGGGCTTGTTATTCTTGGTATTAGAAGGTTTGCCAAAGCCCTTCAAAACGATGAGCTTCTATATACACCCAATGGAGAAATAACCATAGGGGAAATAAAGGAAGGAGACAGGATATACGGAGCTGATGGAAAGCTCACCACCGTCACAGGAGTATTTCCTCAAGGGAAGATTCCTATATATAAGATGGTGTTGGAAGATGGAAGAACTATATTGTGCTGCGAAAACCATATTTGGAGGGTGAAAGATAGACGAAATGGAGGAAGTATAAAGAACCTCACCGTCAAACAACTTCTTCCAATATACAAAAACAAGAGAGTACATAATGGATACAAAGATGGTGTGCAAAGAACAGTTGATGAATGCCTCTTTGCTATTCCTAATAACAATCCTGTAGAATATGAAGAACAGGAGCTTCCCATCAGTCCTTATTTTTTGGGACTTTGGCTTGGTGATGGAAGCTCAAGAAGGACAGGCATCACCACTATTGATAGGGAAATAGTCGATTATTTACATAAGTATGCTAGTTCTTTAGGACTTTTTGTAAGACAGGATGAAACAGAATATATAATTACATCTGGCAAAATGGGAGGAAGGGCTGATAAAAATCCCCTTCTGAATGCCATGAAGGAATGTAATTTGATAAGAAATAAGCACATCCCTTCAGATTATTTGTATTCCAGTGTTGAGCAAAGGATGGAACTTCTCAAAGGTCTGATGGATACAGATGGTACAGTTTATTCAAACGGAACAATAAGTTTTACAACTACAAATGAGAACATTGCCGAAGGATTTTACACCATATGTAGGAGCTTGGGAATAAACCTAACAAGAAAGAAGTTTATTCCAAAGTTGTATGGAAAACCCTGCGGAGAAGGGTGGTTGTTCACTATATTCACAGAACTTCCAATATTCAAACTGGAAAGAAAGCTGAAAAATTACAGAATAGGGAATAAGGGAAAACAGTTTAAAATAAACTATACATCCATAAGAGAGATTTCTCTGATGGGAGAGGACTATGCCACTTGTATTACGGTGGATAATAAGGACAAGTTATTTCTAACTACCAATTACACTGTTACACATAATTCTGTATTGGAGGCAAGCTATATAGCATGGGGAGCTACATTTGATGAAAACTCTCAAAATATCATTGCTGGTCTGAATGCTCCAGATATAAAACTAATTACGGACAAGATAGACAAAGGTCTTAACTTCCTTCCTGAGTATTGGAGGTGGCAGAGGATTGAGGACAATTGGAAGAACCAAGTGACGTTAGGTATAAAGACCAGGGGAGGAGAAAGAATCCCGTTCTCACAAATCCTCATAAGGAACCTTGACGAGGGTAATAATGAAGAGGCTATTGCAGGTACAAAGCCCCGTAAACTCATCATTGATGAGATTGGTAAGGGAAGCTTTCTGAGAGGATTTCAGGCAGCTGTTCCTGGTTTCACTACTCCTTATGGATGGGGATGTTCCCCCATTTTGACAGGTACAGGTGGTGATATGAAAAAATTCATGGACGCTAAATCACTTATGTTCGATGTGGACAACTTCAACTTCCTTTCCTACAACAATTCAAATGATAGCAAAAGAATGCACGGATTGTTCATATCCTACAAATACCGCATGGAGGCTAAGGAACAATCTAGTTTGGGAGTCTACCTCAACACACCAGTCAACGATTTACACAACATACCTATGTTAGTGAGCAATGAATCACTAGCCAAGGAAATTACATCAAAGAATCTAGAAAGACTAAAGAAGGCAGGGGATAGGATAGCCTACCTAAAGGAAAAAATGTACTACCCACTTGAAGTGGATGACATATTTCTCAACGAAGACACTAACATATTTGATATTGAAGCTGCAAAAAGGCAGAAGACAAGAATTCAGAATGCAGAAAAAACAGGGATTCCTGTAGTGTTGTTTGCTGATGAAAATAAGATTTCCCACGAATTCACTGATAAACAACCAATTACAAACTTTCCTCTAAAAAACTCCGATTTAAAGGATGCTCCTATAATAATATATGAGTTTCCTGTAGAAAATCCTTCATACGGACTGTATGTTGCTGGAGTGGACCCCTACAGACAAGGGCAATCGGCATATAGCTCCTCTTTAGGAGCAGTGTATGTTTATAAACGAATGCACGATATTACAGGAGAGAAATATCAGGACATGTTTGTTGCATCTTATGTAGCAAGACCTGATAAGAAAGAAGTGTGGGAAGAACAAGCAAGATTGCTCATCAAGTATTACAATGCAAGGACGCTTTGTGAAAACGATGACATATCCTTTATAGAATACATGAAGGCCAAGGGAGATGCCCATTATTTGGAAAAACAACCCCAATGGCTTCTTGAAGTGGTACCAAACACCACGGTAAAGCGTGAATATGGTGTGCACAGGAGTTCTCAGAAGGTGATTGACTATCTGCACAATTGCCTCAAGAAGTATATGGAGGAAGTGATACATGTGGAAAAGGATGACGATGGTAATATTATAAGGGAAGTTACAGGGGTGAGCAAGATGTTCGACCCTGTACTTTTAGAGGAAATCATACAATATCATGATGGTGGCAACTTTGACCGTATAGTTGCTGCAGAACTGGCAATTGCACAGGCTTTAAAAATGGACCCCATAATGGGAAGAGTGGGGGGAAGTGGAGATAGTAGGGTGGCTGCACTGTTTTCAAAGAAACCAACAGAAAGAAGACTGTTCAATTCTTCTTCTTCAGGAATGTTTGGAACTAAAACAAAACGTAAACTTTTTACATAATGGCTATTATCAGATATACAAAGGATGCCACAATAAGGTATGCCTATTTGAACATATTCCCTGACCAGTTCAAAACAGAGAAAGAAAAGAGGGATGAAAGTTGGATAAAGAATACAATGGACTATTTTGCAAACAAGGCTTATGCCGAGTATGTAAAAAACAGGGATACATTTGTAAAAAATTACGATCTTGTAAAAGGCATCCTTCGCATGGAGGATTTCTATCAGGAACCTCAAGTGAAGAGTTTTACAGAAATGCTCACGTCAGACCTTGAACTTCCTGCCTATGTGAAACATTATTCCATCATCACTACACCAATTAATGAATTAGTTGGAGAAATATCCAAACGTCCTGATAGTTTTAGGGTGAAGGCTTTCGATGATGATTCTCAATCTGAAGAACTGGAATATAAAACCCAGATTCTTCAAGACTACATACTGGCAAATGCCAAACGTAAAATCCTTGAGAAAATTGCTATGTCAGGAGAATCTCCAGAAGAGGTTGATGAGGAGGAGCTTAATCAAATGACATTGGAAGAGGTAAAGGATGATATTGATAGTTACACCTCTACGGCAGAAAAATGGGCAAATCATCTGCTTACATGCACTAAGGCAGACTTCAATCTAAAGGAAAAGTCAGAGGATGCTTTCAGGGACATGCTTATAGCTGCCAGAGAATACTATCATATATATGAAGACAATTCCAAAACAGGATATAATATAGAAGTGCTCAACCCCAAGAACACTTGGTTCCTCACCACTCCTGACAGGAAATGGATATCTGATCCCACAGGTAGGGCACAGGGAGCGTATGCTGCTGGTAGTGTGCAAGTTATGGAGCTTTCTGAAATCATTGAATCTATCCCTGACTTGACAAAAGATGAGATTGACCATCTAAGGAGTTCCTTGCAAGACTATGGGTTGATCAATGTTCGTGAGTCCAACTTGGGTAATCCTAATGTGTCTCCAGGCATTGACTCTGTAACATATGATACTTATGACCCATTGGTCCTTCAGACAAGGATGGTGATTGAAAGTGAAATGAAGGAAAACAATGATGGTCTCAAGGACTTTTTAGGTCTTACATCAAACGTGTCCTCATTTGGATATAAGTATGTGGTGGTGAGGGCTTATTGGATTTCCAAAAGGAAAATAGGAAAGCTCATCTATTTGGATGAATTAGGTAACGAGCAGTCGATGTTAGTAGATGAAAACTACAAGAGTGGTTCAATTCCTACAGAACAATCATTGGAATGGGGATGGGTGAATCAGTGGTATCAAGGAACAAAGATTGGTCCAGACATCTATCATATAAAACCATTCAAACTTCTCACTTATTGTCCTATTATTGGAATAAATTATGAGGTGAAGAATACAGAAGCTAAGTCTTTGGTAGACCTCATGAAACCTTTTCAGGTGTTGTATAATGTGTGTATGAATCAATTGTACAAGTTGCTTGAGAAGGAAGTTGGTAAAGTTTATCTGACATCCATCAGGCATGTACCTGTTCCTAAGGATGGGGATGCGCAGGATGCTCTTGATATTTGGGAGATGGAGGCAAGAAATAGAGGAGTGGTATTCATTGATGATAGTCCTGAAAACCTGAAGAGTCCGTCAAGCTTTAATCAATTTAGGGACATCGATCTTACAAGGACACAGGAAATTCAATCTCGTTATCAATTGGCAATGCAGTTGAAAAATGAGTGTTGGGAATTGATAGGAATGTCAAGACAAAGGTTGGGAAGTATATCTGCAAGTGAATCTGCAACAGGAACTAATGCTGCCATTACACAGTCTTATTCTCAAACTGAACCTTTGTTTGTAGCACATGAGTATGTACTGGGTCAACTCTATCAGGCAATCATTGATGCATCACTTTATGTAGAAAGCAAGAAACCGCAATCCACCCTGTCATACATCACATCTGAAGGAGAATCAGCATTTGTACAAGTGAATGGTACAGACCTCAGATTCCGTGACCTCAAAGTGTTTCTTACCAATCGTCCTGAAGATAAGAAGATGTTTGAGGAGATTAGAAGTCTTTCTCAGGCAGTTATTCAGAATGGTGGGTCTCTTCACGATATTATAGAACTGTATTCCACTGATTCTATCAGGCAAATGAAGAATGTCTTCAAAAAACTGAAGGATAGACAAGAACAATTGCAAGACCAGCAAATGCAACAGCAGCAACAACAAATGGAGCAGCAACAACAAATTGCCCAACAACAGATGGAAGAAGCCAAGATGCTTCAGCAAGAGAAACTTGCCCACGATGACTACCAAAGGGAGCTTGATAGAATTAGTAAAGAGAAAATTGCAATCATTCAGGCTACAGGATTTGGTAAGGTGGAGAGTGAAGATGTTAATCAGAACGCTGTTCCTGATGTCCTTGAGATGAGTAAGTTTGCAAGTGAGGAAGCTAAAGCCGCCAAAGAATATCAATTGAAACTCTCGGATATACAGAATAAGAATAGACAAGCTGCTGAGAAAATGCAGATTGAAAGGGAAAAACTTCAGATTCAGAGGGAAAACATGGCAAATGACCTTGCTATTGCCAAAGAGAATGCAAAGGGTAGGAACAAAGCTCCAAAGAAGAAATGATGTTAGAATTTAAAAATCCCATACCTGTCGTCACTTTAGATGGTGACGATGGGTATGCAATTTATGTAACTAACAGTGGAATGTTTGAAAATGATGTATGGTGTGTTGTCCTATGTAAAGGAGGAATCATAAGACATTATACATCTGACCAGCTTAGAATTTATAAAAATGCCACATTTACAATTGAAAAATTAAACAATGCCGATTAAATATAAGGTGGATCTTGATTGGTACCAGCCATTATATCTAGTGACAGACCTTGAACAAGTACCTTGGATATTGATTGGTATTAATTTGACGCCTAATGGTCCAATGTTCAGTTTAACAAATAATGGAGAAGTGATAGATGTATATGACGGAGAGTTCTCCATTGATGTAAATCATAAACTGAAATTAGGATTGGAAAACAAACTTGATTAGATGAAAAAATATTAATGCTATATTAACGACAAAAAACTACTATATACTGTTCTATCTATTTGATAATCAGGCTACATAACATACTTTTACACCGAAAACCAATAATAAAAACTACATTATGGCCGATAATCTGGACACTTCCCAAGGATTTGGGAATTTTAGCATTGAGGACACTCTTGAAATGGGTGGGGTAGGCAACACTGAATTGCTTAAAGATCTCCTTGGTCCCGAAACTTCTACAGGTTCTCCTGATGATATTCAGGATATAAAAGAAGAAGCCCCACAAAAGCAATCCTCACAAAAGCAATCTTCTGCAAAAACTGAAGACGCTGCCCCCGAAGGTAATGCTATTCAGGATTTTCTCCTTGGAGGAGATGACGAGGAAGATGATGAAGAAAGTGCTGAACCAGCACCTTCTATAAAAAAGAAACCTATTGAAGAACCTATTGCTGAGGACGGGGAAGACGTTGACGAGGGTGTAAATCAATTTGTAGCTCTTGCAAAAGACCTTGTTAAACTTGGTGTATTCTCACAAGAAGAAGACGAAGAAATAGATGTAACCACCCCCGAAGGTTTCCTTGAGAAATTTCAAGCTGAAAAGAAAAAAGGAGCAATTGAAATTGTAAATAATTTCATTGGTCAATTTGGAGAGGAGCATCAAGATGCCTTCCAAGCCATCTTTGTAAAGGGAGTAAATCCAAGAGATTATTACGGTACATATAATAAGATAGAGAGTTTTGCTGAAATGGATTTGTCAAAAGAGACAAACCAAGAAACAATACTCAGACAAGCTCTTACAGACCAAGGTTTTGATTCTGAGGATATTGACACAGAGATTGAGAGGCTGAAGAACTATGGTGATCTTGAATCAGTTGCAACAAAACACCACAAGGTGTTGGTTAAAAAGGAAGCTCAAAAGCTTCAACAACTAGAACAAGAAAAAGAGCAACAACTTAAACAACAGGCTGCAATTAAACAGCAATATATGCAGAATGTTTCGACTGTTCTGCAGGATAAATTGAAAATAAAGGAATTTGATGGTATCCCCATCAATCCTAAACTTGCTGGCGAACTACAAGATTTCCTATTGACTGACAAATACAAACTCCCTTCAGGGGAACTGCTTACAGAATTTGACAGAACAATATTGGATTTGAAGCGTCCTGAGAATCATGAAATGAAAGTGAAGGTGGGTCTTCTTCTCAAAATTCTTGAGAAAGATCCTACACTCTCCACGATTCAAAAGACAGGAATCACCAAAAAATCTAATGAACTTTTTGGTGAGGTGGCAAGACAAGCCAGCAAATCTTCAGTGAAATCAAGTAAGTCAGCTAGACCTAATTCGTGGTTTACTAATTGATTAATAACTTAAAAAAGCTAAAATAACATGGCTATTCAAACAATCCCAGGTGTAACTGGTTTTACCTATGCAAGGGTTGCCTCTATGGACAAACGTGCAGTGGGTAAATTGACGGACGCTAACCACTTGGAAAGCTTCCACTCTACTGAAGCTGCAGACTATGACAAGAAAATCATCAGTCTCTACACTCAGAGCTCGTTGTACAGCAACGACTTTTTGGACATGATTAACAAGTCCACTCCCTACTACATTGACAACAATAGTGATGCTTGGAAATGGCAAATTGCTGTTCCTTACAAGTTCCCCAAAATCATTGATGTTCCTACAACAACTACTAACTTGTTGAAGCCAGGTATTGATGGTCAGGAGTTTTCTCTTGTACTGGATACCAACGAGTTCTCCAAGAACGCAATTGTATCTGTTGGTTCTCGTCAATATGGTCCTAGGTTTTATGTTGTAAAAGATCCCGTTCCTTGGAATGCTGGCTATCTGTACACTTTCACCTTGGTAAGTGACAATCCCACTGTAGACTTTGTAAGTTCTACGTTCCTGCAAACAGGTATTGAATTGGAAATGGTGGATGCTGCTATTGGTGAATTTGACCAAGATCTGCTGGGTCTTCCTCGCTTGGGTGAGCAAATCACTATGTTTGAATCCCTTGGTAGTGCTTATGGTTTTGAGCACAAAATCACCGAATGGGCAGATGACAAGATGATGCGTGATGCAAGTGGTCGTCCTTTGGACATTCTGGTTTATGCTCCTCAACGTAGGAACCAATTACCCCTCACTCGTAATGATGTTAAATGGGAGCCGTTCATTGAATTCTGGATGCGTAAGTCTATGCTTGAATTGAAAATCAAGCGTATGATTTGGAGCAAGCCTGGAACTGTTAAAACTAATGGTTCTAAGCAAGAATTGAAGCGTACTTCTGCTGGTGTATATCACAGGATGCGTAATAATGGTAACCTTGTACAATACAACCGTGGAGAATTCACTGCAAACCTTATTCGTTCTGTATTTGGTGACCTGTTTTATCGTAGGGTGGATGTAAAAGACCGTAGGGTGAAGATGTACACTAATGAAGCAGGATTTGATGTATTCCAGCAAGCTTTAAAGGCAGATGCTTTGAACAGTGGTCTCACCTTTATGGCAGATAGCGGAAATCGTTATATGCAAGGCGAAGGTCAACACATCACCTACAACTTTGCTTTTGATAGCATGGTTACAAGGGAAACTGGTCGTGTTGAACTTATTCACCTGAAGGAACTTGACCTTCCTCAGAGCAATCTGGAATTTGGTCAGAACAAGAAGTCCACTCCTGTATTCATGGTGTTTGATGTAAGTCCGATGAGCGATGGCTCTATGGTGAATAACATTCGTGAAGTGAGGATGAAGGGTGCTCCTTCCATGACTTGGGGATATATTGATGGTACTCGTCACCACTTGGGCTTTGCCAAGTCTCAAGGTATGAGTTCTGCTAATAAGTTCCCTGGTTATGAAATCTGGATGAAAGACCGTTGTGATGTATTCATTGAAGACCTGTCTCGCACAGTTCTGATAGAAGAAATACCGCAGTTCTAATAACCTCTCTAAGGATAGTATCCTTAGACCTACATCGAAAGATGTTTCACCCTACCGAGAGAAGACTCTCCGAACTCCTCCTCCCTTAGGAGGGTCTTCTCTCAAAACTACGGAGTGCGTGTGTTGGATTATGTGTCCAAGAGCACTGTCTTTAATGACAACACTCTGCTATAAACCAAATTAAATAACTAAATATGGGCAGAATAGGGAAAATTTCCACGATTAAGAAAGACTACACGACCAATGGTTTGCAAACAATGCAACAAGGATTGGCATCTAGAGGTATGACAAGGGTTCCTGGAACTGGTGTTTTTAAGTATCCTTACAAGGAACTTGATGGACAATATAGGACAGGACTTGATCCAAATGCATCATACATTCGTAGAATTTCAGATCCTCAAGAAAGAGAAATAGAACAAGAAAGGGTGAAGGAACTCAGGGAAAAACTTGAGCTTGCACTAAATCTTGATTTAGGTCCTCGTTCCAAGTTTTGGAATCATGCACTTGCAACCTCTACAGATGATACACTGCATGTGCAACCTGTCAAACTGATAGATGGGGATAACTATTTCGATCTCTCAGTCCCTTTTCAGGAACTTACATTTGCTTGGCTTCGTGCACACCCTACTATTGCAAGCTCTTATCAAGCTTGGGAAAGAGGTGACTTTCCTGCAGATACACAGTTTTATGTGGCAGATGAGGATATTGAGAACGCAGTGATATTCAAAAAGAAGCAAATTATCAATAGGGCTATTGCCAAATTTGATGCAATGACTCCTGAAAAGAAAAGGAAAGTGGCAAGGCTGCTTGGTCTTCCTGTCACAGATGATACCAAGGAAGAAGCAGTGTATGTTCAAGTGGACAATATTCTCAAACAAACAGAATTCAAAACTGGCAAATACCAAGGACTTTCCACTGTGGAAGTGTTTACAAGGTTTGCTGATATGAAGGAAAATCTGCTCCATATCAAAGATTTGGTTAAACAAGCAATCAATCATTCCATATACAGGGTGAAAGCCAATGGCAGGGTTTATGAAGGAGAATATGAGGTGGCCATTGACGAAGATACACTCGTAAAAGAACTTGCTGATGATGATAATCAAGATCTCCTCATCACTCTTGAGCAAAAATTAAAAGGTAAGAAGTTGGCTGCTATCTGATAATCAATTAATACTCAGTATAATGATTCCTGTAGATAGTTTATTATATAAAATAGACCAAAAACTAAATAAACTATCAACTAACGAACATCAACAAATAGCTCTTGAAGACAAGATTTTGGCTTTGAATGAAGCACAAATAAAGTTGATAAAGCAAAAAGTTGATGGGTTTAGCACAGTGAGTGGTATGGGATTGGATGCATTCAAGAAAAGATACGAAGACCTTCAAAGTCTTGTAATTACATATAATGAGCAACCACTTGATTTGAAGCTGAAGAACTCAGTAACTAATCAGTGGTTTGCTAATTTGCATCAACTATCTCCTAAATACATGTTCTATATTGATAGTTATGTTTTGGCAGACAAGGGTAGATGCAAGGATAGGGTGATTTGGATTAATAAGGATTTGGCTAAACATGGTGACCTTCAGTTTATTCTGAACAATAATCATTACAAACCGTCCTTTGAATATCAGGAAACGTTCAATTTCCTTTCATCTGATGAGATAAGTGTATTCACAGATGGTACATTCACTCCTAAACAAGTGTTTATTTCCTACATGCGTTACCCAGTTTATATCAATAAAGAGGGATATGTAATGTTGGATGGACAAGATTCTTATAATCAAGATTGTGAACTTGAAACATATCTAGAGGATGAACTTTTAGATCTTACAGTTCAAAATCTTGCAATGTACACAGAAAATGTATCTGCTGTCCAAAGTGCTCAAGTGAGAATACAAACAAACGAATAAGTTTTTTAACAATTCAAAATAAAACAAAATGGCTGATTTTTCTTTAACTACACTCTTCGTGGTTCCTGTTGGCAGTGGTATTGCCAGTAGCGGTTCTACGCAAGACCTCACCCCTGGTAAAGTGGGCTTTTTCAAAAGCGATTACACTGTTGCCAATGCAGGAAACATTGCTGCATCCCCTTATTTCTACGTTGCTCAAGGTAGGACTAACACCTATCTGCAGGGCTCTAAGCGTTCTGATAAGATTAAAGGATGTCCTACAGCAAACTGTAAATCTAATGTTACAGAGTGGTATAAGGTGAGTGGTTGCCCCACTCCAATTACGCAAATCACTGACGTAGGCGGTTGGAATGTAAAATGTGGTGAAGTGGTAACTGTTACCCTTCGTGCACACTCTTCCTATCTGGACACCTTGTATTTCAATGGTTTCACTCGTAGTGTAACTGTTCAAGCTCCTTGTTGCGACTGTGGTGCTGATCCCTGTGATCTGGTTGATGTACCTGCTTTGATTGATAGTATTATTGCTAAGTTCCTTCAGAATGGTCCTGGTAATAATCCTGACAACATCACCTTTAGTGATTTCTATGATTTCCAAAGGATTGGTAATGATGCTTCTGCTGTTCTTCGTATTAGCGGTAAAGCTCTTACTAAGTATGGTCAACCGTGTGATGTTGCAGCATTTCCTTTTGAGTATGACAGGATGTACTTCCGTACCTTTGTGTACAGCGGTCCTGCTACCACTGCTGACTTTATTGTTGCAGATGCTTGTAATTTTGTAGCAACGCCAGTAGTTGTACAACGTGCTTCTTATGCCGTAGGTACTTCTGACGAAATTGCTCAATTGGAAAAGAACTATTACAGTTACCAAGCTGGTTATCTGAAGCATCTGTACAGGATGGCAGGATATAATCAAAACTTTGAATCTTGGGTTTCTTCAGGTGTAAGTTATGACACCTATTACATCAAGTTCAATGAATATGACAAAACTGCCTATCAGTGGGGTGATTATATTGAAGAAGATAGCATGGTGATTCTTGCTGTACAAGCAGGTTCTGCTGAAGCCACTTCAGTGAGTTCTATTCTCACTGCTGCTTTGGGTTCTCCTGAAGACAAAGGTGCTGTGTGTCTCACTACGACATCCACTACCACTGAGGTGCCTCCTTCTACGACCACTTCAACTACTACGCTTATCCCGTAATAGAAGATACAGAAACAATATCATATAACCTGAGCCAGAGGGTAAGAGAGGACTTCTCAAATCCTCTGGCTCTTTTACTTGGAACATATGGCTCTTAATTTAGATATATTGGTAGTTCCTACATATGATGTCCTTACGATGGGTGTGTTGGATGCTTCCTCTTACGATGTTCCTCCTACAAATCCTACACTGACTATTGTGGTTCCTGGTTTTGATCCTGTATCTATTCCATTTGCCCCTGCACAAATAAATATTCTCAATTCTTTCAATTTAGGATTGACGGCACTTGGTGAAGACCTTGTCCCAATTCCTGATGGTGTCTACACTCTTACATATTCCATTGACCCAGTAGTTTCAAACTATGTGACAAAGAATATAATGAGAGTGGATCAGATACAAGAAAGGTTTGACGAAGCATTCATGAAGCTTGACATGATGGAATGTGATTTGGCTATCAAGAAGCAACAAAAGGTGGATTTGGACAGTGTGTATTATTTTATACAGGGATCCATTGCTGCAGCAAATAATTGTGCTGTTGAAACATCTGTAAAGCTGTATCAACAAGCATCTAAAATGCTTAGTTACTTTTCCAAAGGAGATTGTGGATGTTCAGGAACAAATTATACAACTAACGTAATATACAATTGCTAATGGCTACTTGTAGTAAATGCGGAATGAACGTAGGTTGCGGATGTCAACTGATAAATGGATTGTGTGCAACCTGTAATGCAGCTCTTAAACAACTATCTCAAAAGTTCAAAAATGTTATCACCAAGACTTACCAATTGCGCTGAATGTGCTTCAATTCCTGTACTACTTGCAGACATTGATTGCAAGTTAACAGAATTGGCAAAGAATGCGTACAATAACATAGTGTTTTCTCTCAACAAACCCATCTGTGGAACATTGGTGAGCACACTGTTGAATTACAAGAGAATCTTGTTGTACAAGCACTGCAATCCAGATTATGCCTCTTGTTACACTGTTGAAAGTATAGCAAGTAGGGTAAAAGTGTTAATCAATAAATAATTCTAAAATGTCATGCTCTAATTGCTATAATGGGTGCGCTGAAATAGTTTCAGATAAGTGCATCAAATATACAGGGGTGGATGTACCTCTATTACAAATCTCCAATGGGGACACATTGTTCCACGTGGAACAACAGCTCATTACCTTTCTGTCATCGACATTAAACGGTAGTGGTATAAAGATAGCTCTTCAACCATCTGTATATTGTGAGATAGTTACAAAATATTTGCCTTGCTGCACAGATATTACATTGATTGATGTACTGAAAGCATTAGTGCAAGCTGCCTGTGATTTGCAAGTGCAAGTGACAGCGTTGGCTGCTGACATGGCTACATTGAACGCAGATTACGATGTAAATTGTCTTTCGGGTGTAACTAATTCTTCAGATACACACGATGTTGTACAAGCTGTTATTACAAAACTTTGTTCTGTAAGTAGTGATTTGACAGCTCTTTCTCTCAATGTTGCATCAAATTATGTAGCCGTAGCAGATATTAATACATATATTGCCACCTATCTCGCATCTATTCCATCAGCAAATAAGGCATACAACAATATGGTTCCTTTTGTTGCAGTGGAATATTATGGTCCATTAGCCAACTATCCTAATCCAGGAGATGCACTGAGCATCACTGGACAAGGAACTGGATTTTGGGAAAAGGTGTATTTGTGTAATGGACTAAACAGCACCCCTGATAAACGTGGTAGAGTGGCAGTGGGAGCTATTTCAGGAGTTGGGGGAGGACCACTTTCTTCTGACGTAAATCCTGCAACAAGCCCTTTTAATCCAAACTATGGTAACGGAACTCTTGCTGGTTCAAATGCTGTAGCTCTCACAGCTTCACAAATACCTGCTCACACACATGTTTTGAGTATTGTAGATCCTGGACATGTACATCCAATTGGTAAGTTTTATTCAAGATATATTAACTACGGAACTGAAAATTCCACTCCTGTTCTTCAAAAGGAACCAGGTGCCAATTCTTCATTGATAACTCCTGTCGTAGATAACAGTGCAACAACTGCCACCACAGGCATCACTGGTACAGCTTTGACTAATGTTGGCGGTGGAGGAGCTCATGCTAACAACCAACCAGCTATAGGATGTTATTACATAATGTATAAACCGTAAGATATAAATTTTGCATTTGTTGGTTTTTGCAAAATTTAGCCCTGACATTTCTATGTTGGGGCTTTTTAATCAATTTAATTAATAGATATAATTCATTAGGTTAAATTAATTTGGATATTTTCAAACTATTTCTTATCTTCACCTCAATTTTTTACCAAACAATTTCATAAATGATTGATAATCAACACTTGCTAACCCAGCTTGAACAATTATTGAGTTGGAAGAAAAGTAAAAAATTCTACGCAGAAAAGCTTGGAGTTACAGAAGTTGAAGTGGAAACCCTTTTGAGGGAATTGAAGGATAGGGAGATTTTAACAAATGACGCAGAAACTGCAAACTACATATCAACTTTGGAAGATATAGTAGTGCAATATAAGGAGGATTTGAAAGATGGGCTTGGTGAAATAATTATCAACTCTCCTGATGAAATCCGAACATTGGATGAACTTATTGAAAAATGTAAGATTGATACATCTAAATGGGAGATAACTAAATATGTACAAAACTACTGGGGCAATTCTTCTCACCCTTATTGGCAAGTGAAAGCTTGGCTCTCAAGGAAAAAAGAAGAGCAAGTGTTTCAGGACACATTTATAGATTTTCTATCCTCCTATCAACCATCTTCAGGAAAGGTGGAACCAGTTGAATATGAACCTTCTAAGGCGTTTGGGTGTCTGGTGATAAATAAACAAGATGCCCATTTTGATAAATACGATGTCGATGGAAACAATGACATCAATGACAGATTCAACAATGTGTTGACTAAAATCCAAGTGATAGTAACCCAAGCATCACTAGGAAGTAATCTTGAAAAGATTGTTTACATTGTAGGGTCTGACGAATTCAATAGTGAATTTACAGGAACCACTACAAAGGGAACTCCTCAAGAGAACATAGATTCATATCACTCCACGTTTGAGCAAATCTGCAATCATGAAATAGCTGTGATATCTCTTCTGCTAGAAGCATCTTTTCAAGTGGAGGTGGTTTACGTTGCAGGAAATCATGATGAATATGTAGGATGGCATTTGGTTAATTGGCTGAACACCTACTTTAGGGATGAGAAAAGGGTGACATTTGATGGCTCTCCGAAGTATAGAAAGTATCTAAGTTATGGATGCAGCGCATTGATGTTCAATCATGGAGATGTAATAAAACCTGCAAAACTGGCTGCAATATTTCCTATGGAATACAAGAACAAGTGGTCAGAGCATGATAACTTCTATATTTTCACAGGAGACAAACACCATGAAGTGAGTCAAGATTTCAATGGTATAAAATTCTATCAAATCCCAGCGTTCTCAAATGCTAAAAGCAAATGGGATGAAAAGAATGGTTACACTTGCACAAAAGCGGAAGTGACAGCTTTTCTTATTGAGAGGTTTGAAGGATTGACAAATATATTCAAACAGAACTTATAATGGCAACATTAAGAAAATTGGTCTCAGATGTGAGGGCTATGCATAGATTGCTCTCTACGGATGCAGTTATCACTGATAGGGTGATTGCTTCTGAGATTAAGAATAACACTCTCCTTTTGGTAAAAAGGGAGACCAATCTTAGGAAGCTTTGGGCTACGAGCACAATATTTACTACTATTCCTTGTTTGGAAATGGTGGAAGTTCCTATTTCTGAATGTTGTGATTATGCTGATCCCTGCACTGTTGCAAGAAGCAAATACAAACTTCCAAAGATAGCAGAAGGTAATTATCAATATCTGATTCAGGGAGTATATTCCATAAATGCCATGAGTGGCACAGGAAAGAAAATAAAAGAAATAACTATAAACAGGTATGTTAATCTTCTGAAGCTCCCAGTAATAAAAAAAGAAGAATACTATTGGATATCAAATGGTTACCTGTATATAAGTAATCCAATGTTACAGGCAGTTCGTATAAGTGCTTATTTTGAAGAAGATGTAAATAACGAACTTCTCTACCCTCAAGATTGTGAATGTAATAAACAACCTGTGACAACAGAAGAGTGGTGCATGAATCCTCTTGATAAGGAGTATGCTTGTCCAGGTTATTTGGAAAAGCAAGTGTTAGAGCTCACTTCTCAGAAACTCCTTAGTACATATTTTAGGGTGAAGGAAGACATAACATCAAATAACTTAGATGGACAAGCTGCAAATGTACCAAATAACCAATGAGAGTAGCAATTGATTGGCGAAGTGCAAGTAAAGAAAACTACAATAATTTTTGCAGGAAGCATCCTTCTCTAAAACTTTCCTTTGATGAATGGAAGAATATTGTGTATTCTTTCAACGAAGCTTTCAGAAATTACATACTTGAAACTGGAGAAAAAGCCAAGCTTCCTTATGGAATTGGTGAATTCTCTATTAATAAAAAGAAACGTAGAAAATTAAAAGGTCTGAACAATGAATTTATCAATCTTCCTATTGACTGGCAAAAGACAAAAGAAAAGGGTAAACGAATATACAATTTCAACTACCACACTGAGGGGTATTTCTTTGGTTGGATGTGGTTCAGAAAATCAGCAAGATTTAAACATGCAGATCTTTGGTATTTTAAACCTTCAAGAGTGACTTCCAGATTATTGTCACACTACCTAAAAATTGATGATAAATACCAACACATCTATAGAACTTGGAAAATTTAAAATATGTCATACTATTATAAATACGATTTCATTTCCCCTGAAGTTGTGTATTCTACTGTAAAAGAAGAACTCAAAAGTTATTTTGATACAGGAGCTGTTGATGACTTGATGTTTCCCACCTATCTCGACAAATGTCTAAGAAAACTGGGAAGGTCAAGTTATGTCATTTCTGAGGAACCTTTAGAAATAGATGATTTCCAAGCAAGGCTTCCAGATAACTTTTATGCTGTAAGGGAGGCGTGGATGTGCACAGAGATTCCACAATACCCCTATCAAACAGCAAATTCTTTTTATTCCCAAGCGGCTTCGGAGACCACTATACAAGTGAGTCCCATTATATCAAATGGCACTCCTTGCACGGCAAATTGTCCTCCTGACAATTGCACATGTATGCCTGATCTTATTCAGGCAGTGTATAAGACCAATCACCAGATGACAAGGTCTTATAAAAAATCCTATCTTCTAAAACCTGGCAATATTTCTGCAAGGAGCAAGTGTGATGTGGAATACACAAATGCTTGGAATTTCACAGCAACAAATCCCTTGCTACACGAATTCACCCCAGGTTCTGCAGGATATGATTCATTTGATATAAGAGACAATAAATTTGTCACTAATTTCAGGACAGGGATAGTGCATTTGATATTTTATGCAAATGAATATGATAATTCAGGAAACCAACTTCTTCCTGACAACTATCGTATCAGGGAATATGTAGAAGCATTTATTAAGTATAAAGTATTTGAGACATTGTCAAATCAGATAAACGATGAGACATTTGACCAAATACAAAAGAAACTTGCATATTACAAGCAGCTTTCTGAGGAAGCTTTCATCATGGCTAACATAGAAATCAAGAAACAAGATGTCTATGTAAAACAACGAAGGATAAAGCAAGACCTCAACAGGTTCAACATGTATGAACTTCCCAATAGAATTTCTAGGAATTGGCGTAGAAATAACTAATCATGGCTGACGAGCAACAATCAAACATAAAGCAGGAAAGCAACGTTGCTGTGGCAGGTCTAAATATGGACCAAACCCTTAATCAAGTTCAAAGGGGAAAGCTCACTTATGCATTAAATGCTGCTGTTGAGAATTACGATGCTTCTGGTGTAAATTACCAGAATGAACCAGGGAACGAACTTTGTTTGAATTTCCCTGAGAACTATCATGTTATTGGTACACATAGCATTCTTGAGCAAGGAAAACATATATTCTTTTTAACTGACCCTGAAACAGGAGATAGTGAAATTGGATATATGGATAATAATGATTGTATATATAAGACATACATAAATGCAAAATGTCTGAATTTCAACATCAACAATCCTATACACAAGTCAGTACATAAAATTACTAATTGCAGTACAGAAATATACTGGACAGACGGGGTGAATCCTCGTAGATACTTGGATATCAACAACTTACCTTATAAAATTGCACCAGGATCTGATGTTTGTGACAATGAAACAATTCCCCAAATAGACTGTAATAAACTAAGTGTACAGCCTAATTTCAATATTCCTCAGCTTGAGGTAGTTGATGTTGTCAATGGAGGAGACCTAACTGCAGGAACTTATCAGTTTGCAATACAATATAGTGATGTTAACGGAAATGCTTACACTTCCTATTATTCCATCACAAATCCTACACCGATATCAAATCCTGATATCACTACACCAGACTTCAATTACTCCGTAGGAAAGTCAATAGTATTGAATATATCAAACATTGACATTACAGGATACTTCCAATATTTCAATTTGGCAGTGATCAAAACTGTCAACGCAATTACGTCAGTGGAACTGGTAGGTACATATTTCATTGATACAAACAATAAACAATTCACTTACACTGGACAGAACAAAACTCAAATAAGACTCACTGTTGATGATGTATTTGAGAAGTTTCCATATTACGAGATTGCTGAAGATATAACATCTGTTGAAGACACTCTTGTTTGGAAGGGGTTGACGTCCATAGATAGAATCAACTATCAGCAAATTGCCAATCAAATAAAACTGCAATGGCAAAGCTATAAGCTTCCTGCTACAGAAAACTATGCAGATGAACTGAACGCTACCAATCTTAGAGGATATTTAAGAGATGAAGTGTATGCTTTTGAGGTTGTTTTTCTTTTAAAGAACGGCAAACAGACAGATGGATTTCATATCCCTGGAAGAACAATTTCTGCAACAGAAGCAAGCTTACCTAATATCCCTAATACTAACCCAGACTTCATAGGTGATGGTACAAGTGCTCCTTATTGGAAGATTTACAACACAGCTTCCGTAATAGGGGATGCTATAGGAGAAAACATTAACTCTGCCACTCCTTATAAATATGGAGAGTTTGCATATTGGGAATCTGAGGAAACTTATCCTTGTAACACTGATGTGTGGGGAGAATTGGCAAGTCAGCCCATCAGACATCATAAGTTTCCAGATGTAAGGGTGAGTCCTATATTTGAAAGTGGTTTATACACTGTTACTCCAAACATGCCAGTTGTAATGGAGGAGCGTTCTGTGTTTCCTTTGGGCGTAAAGTTTGATGTACAGCAAGTGATTGCTCTTATACAGACATCATCGCTTACACAAGAACAGAAAGATAACATTGCAGGATTTAAGATAGTGAGAGGTGACAGGAGCACCAATAAATCAATTATTGCAAAAGGTATTCTTAGGAACGTAGGTAAGTATGATAGGGAAGGAACTTCTTATTATTTTCCAAACTATCCATACAATGACCTTAGGCAAGACCCATTTATTCTGCAGAAAAGCAATGCTTACACTAATAGTGGAGATCCCTATTCAAGTGGATGCAACACTTTCAGGATATATGGCGTAGTGGCAAGTGGTTCTTACACCTATACAGATTGCTACACAAATACGGTGGTTACAAAAACACTTTCCGTAGGAGATGATTTTAGTATATGTTCCCTCACCCGTCCTACATTCTCTTCTGCAGGAATAGCGTCAATAACACAAACGTCATTTGCTACATACAAACTCACTTGCTATGGTCCTGGAATTTGTGAGTTCATAACTTATGGTGATATAGGTGCTGCAAATCCTCTTGCAAGTGTACTAAGTGGCACATCTCTCACTGTTATATCATATCTATATCCATCTCGCCCAGCATCAAGTGTAACCTACACTATTGAGAAAGTGAGTGTAAACGGTGTGAATGGATGTGCACCAACTCCTTTGAATGCATATGATTACACTGATGTAGGACTAAGGCAAGTGTTCAATTCTCCAGAAACTTCTTTTGGCAATCCCACTCTTGGAAATGTACTAAAATTAGAAAGTGCAATATTTGGTGCTGGAAAAGCACATCATGTTGAAGTGAAGAAACATGCAATGTATAAACTTGTTTCTGCTGAAGCTCAACAGGATGCATTGCTTTCAAGTACAAAGATAGCTAATATTACAGGCACGTTTGATGCTAGTGCAATGTTTGTGGCATATCAGTCATACTTGACAATATATATAAATGGAATAACAAGAAGAAATTACGCATATTCATATAACTCAAGAGCGCAATATGATTACTGGGCACCAATAGACAATAATCTTGGAATAAAGCAGAGGGTTATTGACAATGCTCAGTATCTCTTCTCTGGAGTACAGAACATTGGTGAAACAATAAATTTCAATAATTACAATAGAGAATCATCTGTTTATATTAAAACTAACACTTCTCTTCCTGTTCCAAACAAAACAAATAGCCTATGGATTGGACCAGTGGATCCATCAATAGAGGATGTTTCTAGATGGACAATATCTGAAAAGAACAATTGCAATACTCCTGAGAATCAGTTTGATATAAAGGTGGTATCCTACTATGCTTCAATAAAGAACAACCTCGTAAACCAATGGGGTCAAATATATTCATACAATACAATAGACACAGGTTTTCAAGTTCCTATTGACACATCACTTTCAAATGTTACAGTGTTTGGTGGAGATACATTTATTAATAAATTCTCCTTCAAGACAAAACTTCCTTTCTTTATTGACAATAGGGTGGGAGCTCCTGATGACAGTGACATATACTATGATGAAATAGGAAATGTAGCCTATCCAAAGTATTGGTTTTCAGCACGTTCTATTCTTTCTGATTATCTGGTGACAACAACCAGCGGAAGTGAGGAAATGAAAAACATCATATCAATCAAAGCACACAACTTTGATTGTCCTAATAGTCAAATTCCTCCTCCCCAGCCAAATGCTGTTCCTCCTGTAGAAAACCTTAATAGAACATTTTATGATGGTAAGATGTATCTATTTGCCTATGGGATTCCAACATTCTATTGTGAGTCAAGCGTTAACGTAGATTTAAGGCAAGCATTTAATAATAGGGAAGGAGATTTCTTCCCACATGTAAGCTCAGGTATTCCTGATGAATGGTTCCAAGAATCAGTAGTTCCAATAGCTCTTGATAATACATATTATTATAACGTAACATATTCTAAACAGAACGATGAGAATTTCTTTTCCCATCTTCCTGCTGATTGGACAAGTGAACTATGTTACAGTAATTTTCCTTTCAGGGCAATATATTCAGATAGACAACAAAGTTTCTCTGATAATAGAATCAATAGTTGGTTGATTTACAGACCAATTAGCTTCTTTGATTTCCCTCAAAACTACGGAAAGCTAATTAGTTTAGATGGCATACAAAATAGGGCTGTACTTGCAAGATTTGAAAACAAATCTCTATTGTACAATACCATGTTATCAATTGATACAACTAACCCAAAGGCTGCTTATATTGGTAATGACACTTTGTTTAGGAGCAGTCCCCCCATTGATTTTGCTGAAACAGATTTGGGATATGCAGGTTCTCAGAATAAAATGCTTCTTAAAATTCCTCAAGGACAGATAACAGTTGATGCTAAAAGAGGTCAAGTGTTTCTTATTGAAGGAAATGGTGCAAAAGATCTCTCTGCATTTGGTTCTGGGTTAAATAGGTTCTTTACCGACCATCTTGCATTTGAAATTTTAAGATATTTTCCAAATGTAAACATTGATAATCACTTTAATGGTGCTGGATTACATGGTGTATATGATAGTAAGTTTGATAGGGTGATAATTACAAAACTTGATTATATTCCCTTATCAAACAATGTTAAATATGATGAAGCCACAAAAGAGTTCTACACAGAAACAAAATACGACAATGATTTTGTATTCAGAAAGCAGGTGTATTTGACAGATCCTGAGTATTTCTGCAATAAATCATTCACGCTATCTTACAATTTCAATACGCAAAGTTGGATAAGCTTTCATACATATTTGCCAAACTGGTATATAGGAGAGAACAATTTCTATTATTCAGGACTGAACGAAGGTTGTGACCTTGATATAATTGCTGCAGAAGAAACACCATTTACCACAACGACCACTTCTACAACAAGAGCAATAGATTGCTACATTGCAGGAAATGCCAAGTATGACGATTGTGCTTTGGAAGGAACTGCAGTGGCATTTACTCCTACCAGCACTACATCTACCACAACATCTTCAAGTACGTCTACAACAACATCAACATCTACATCAACGTCCACATCTACAACAACTTCTACAACAACAATACCTATGCCTTGTGAATGTCATGATGGTACAATTGGAAGCTCTGGATATTATTCATTCTACAGTTGTGATGGTACATTCAATGAAGGAATCGGTGACTTTGGTTTGTTGATGTGCTATGATATAAACAAGCCTCATACAACCAATATAAATGATGACGGACCTTCAGATTTCTGTGAATGTTATCCTCCTCCGTCAAGTAGCACTACATCAACTAGTTCTACAACATCAACATCAACAACAAGTACAACAAGTACAACAAGCACAACTACAAGTACATCTACAACAACATCCACCACTACCACTCTTTATCCTTATTCATATTCAGGGATGGTAGGTAAAGTGTTTCCTGAATGTTGCACTCCAATAGGCACATTTGTCACTGCTTATACAATATGTTCTCCTGTAGTGCTAGGTTGTATATTGTATGATTCGTTGAGTGCTCCTATTGCAAATCAGAAGTTTACATCTGCAGGAAAGTGCTATGAAACAGATTATACAGGAGCCGTAATTTCAATTATAGATTGTACAACAACTACAACTACCACATCATCTTCTACATCTACAACTACATCGACTACTACCACACCTGCTCCTGCGTGTGAGTGTTATTCGTTCTATAGTCCGTTCTCAGGAATGGGGGACACCATAACTGTAACGCTTTGTGGAGATGATGTTAGCTCTGAAATATTTATACCTAGTGGAACAACTAATCTTTGTCTGAAGGCTGGCTCTACCATAACAGTGCCTCCTGCAGTGTCTTATGCCGCATGTGGTGTCTCTTGTGTAAGCTCTGAAACTTGTACAGATTGTCTATCATAAAATAAAAAACATGTCTCAAACAGTAACTATAACTCTAACAGTAGCAGGTACAGATAGTGGACCTTTTGATCTTTATTCTGATGCTGACGGATATGCATTCCCTTTTGATACAGGAATCAGTAAATCAGCATTGCTTGCAGGATATACATCAACACTAGTTCCAGATAGTGCCACAATAATAAGAGTGAAATCTACAGGAGTATGTACAAATTACAAAGATTTGGCTATCACTGGAACCACCACTACAACTACGTCTTCAAGCACCACATCTTCAAGCACTACACAGTCAGGTTATTTGATTGTGTATGCTAGGGACATCGGTGTGGGAGGAAACTCTACACCTGTTTTGGAATATACAGTGAACGGAGGACCTGTGGTTACACTTGGTAATATAACAAGTGCTTCTTGTCAACCGCTATCATCATTGATAGGAGGATTGTTTGCAGGAGATAATGTAGTGTTCACCACTCCACAAACCTATGCAATGGGAGGAACAAATGGTGCTAATGCATGTCCTGCAATTTCTTCAGGAAGTGCCTATCTCTATGTAGTGCCTGTAACAGGTGCAAACAATGTAAGCATAACAGTGGATAGAGACAACATTGTATAAACATGGACAAGACTATCACCATAAAGATTAAAAAGGCTGGAAACAGAACAAGCATATTTTCCATATCCGATGATAGGGGAAACCTACTTGCCCAAAATGTACCAAAATCTACATTGATAGAAGGCTTAGCAGTGACCGTAAACAATGATGTAAATGTCATTGTCATTACATCTGAAGGAGTTAATTGTTGCTCAAAAACATGGAACATTCCCATAACATATGCCACTAAACAAGAGCTTGCAGATATTAAATTCACTCCGTTGAACACAGCATCTATGTGGATTCATCTAAAAAATCCTACAATATACAACACTTATTATGGATGTATAAAACCCTACATAATAGAATAC